CCAAATCTGGTGCCGATGCTAAAAAGATGTTCACAGATAAGGTCGTACCTATTTCCGTCAACTATCCCTTCTTTTTCAAACCGATCCAGGACGGTATGGACAGGCCAAAGACCGAACTCGCGTACAGAGTCCCTGCCTCCAAGTTCACCCGTAGAAAACTTGAAGCCAATGAGAAAACCCAGGAGATTACCGGCTTGGACACCACAATCGACTGGAAGAACACCGGCGACAACGCCTATGATGGGGAGAAACTCAAACTCCTCGTCCACGATGAATCCGGGAAATGGGAAAAACCCAACAACATCCTCAACAACTGGCGTGTTACGAAAACCACCCTTAGATTAGGTAGTAGAGTAATTGGTAAGTGTATGATGGGATCAACATCAAATGCTTTAGATAAAGGAGGTAGAAATTTTAAAAAGCTTTACGATGATTCGGATGTTACAAAAAGAAACGCCAATGGACAGACTCGTTCAGGACTCTATTCTTTGTTCATACCTATGGAATGGAACTACGAAGGATACATTGATTCTTATGGCTTACCTGTATTCAATACACCAAAAAAAGAAGTAGAAGATCCACACGGGGTAAAAATAACACAAGGTGTAATAGAGTATTGGGACAATGAAGTTGAAGGTTTAAAAGATGATCAAGATGGTTTAAACGAATTTTATAGACAGTTTCCACGTACAACTAAGCACGCATTTAGAGACGAGTCTAAACAATCTTTATTTAATTTAACAAAAATATATCAACAGATAGATTATAATGAAGATGTACAAAATTCTACTCAGGTAACTCAAGGTAGTTTTCAATGGGAAAATGGACAAAAAGATACTAGAGTTATATTTGTACCAAATAAAAACGGAAGATTCTATGTTACATGGGTGCCAAACTCTGGTCTTCAAAATAAAAGATATATAAAAAACGGAATTAATTATCCGGGTAACGAACACTGTGGAGCGTTTGGTTGTGATCCTTATGATATATCCGGGACGGTTGACAAAAGAGGTTCTAACGGATCTTTACATGGTTTAACTAAGTTTAGCATGGAAGAAGTTCCACCAAATCATTTTTTTCTAGAGTACATAGCTAGACCACAAACCGCAGAAATATTTTTTGAAGATGTACTTATGGCTTGTGTATTTTATGGCATGCCGATATTAGTAGAAAACAATAAACCAAGATTATTATATTATTTTAAAAGAAGAGGTTACAGAGGTTTTGCTATGAATAGACCGGATAGAAAAAGAAATAAACTATCTGTAACAGAAAGAGAAATAGGTGGTATACCTAATTCTAGTGAAGATATAAAACAAGCTCACGCCTCTGCTATTGAAACATACATAGAAACATTTGTAGGTTTAAAAGAAACTGGTTATGGTGATGTTTATTTTCAAAGAACACTAGAAGACTGGGCGCAATTTGACGTAAACAACAGAACAAAGCATGATGCTTCAATTAGTTCTGGCTTAGCTTTAATGGCTTGCAATAAACATAGATACGCGCCATCTAATAAGCTTGAATTAAAACCAGTTAATTTAGGTATAAAAAAATACGATAACAAAGGAACTACATCAAAAATTTTAAGTTAATGAATATATATACTAACACCAATAGTGCTTTCCCTAGTCAAGTAGTGAGTGATGCTGAAAAAGCTAGCGTAGAATACGGGAGTCAGGTGGCAATGGCTATTGAATATGAGTGGTTTCGTCAAGGCAGAACTTCTGGTAACAGGTATTTAACTAATTGGAATCAATTTCACGAATTAAGATTATACGCTCGAGGTGAGCAGAGTATACAGAAATATAAAGATGAATTATCTATTAACGGTGATTTGTCTTATTTAAATTTAGACTGGAAGCCAGTTCCTATATTATCTAAATTTGTAGATATAGTTGTAAACGGTATATCTAATAAAAGCTATGATATAAAAGCTTATGCTCAAGATCCAGAATCTATAAAGAAAAGAACTGAGTACGCTTCTAAGCTTCAGGAAGATATGATAGCTAAAGAGTTTTTAGAAGAACTAAAAACAACGCTAGGTATTGATTTATATCAAAGTCCTAATCCAGATGTTTTACCTGAAACAAATGAAGAGTTAGAATTACATATGCAGTTAAGCTATAAACAGTCAATTGAAATAGCAGAGGAAGAAGCTATATCATCTGTGCTTGCTCAAAATAAATATGACTTAACAAAGAGAAGAGTAAACATGGACTTAACTGTCCTTGGTATCGCAGCTACTAAAACAAACTTTAATACAGCAGAAGGTATTACTGTTGACTACGTAGATCCAGCTTATATGGTTTATTCATACACTGAAGATCCTAACTTTGAGGACATATATTATGTAGGTGAAATAAAAGCTATAACTATACCAGAGCTTAAAAAAGAGTTTCCAGACATAACTGAAGAAGAATTAAAAAGAATACAAGCAACGCCTGGTAACAGATCTTATGTTACAGGATGGGGACAATACGATGAAAATACTGTTCAAGTATTATACTTTGATTACAAGACTTACTCTAATCAAGTATTTAAAATAAAAAACACAGATCAAGGTTTACAAAAAGCTTTAGAAAAAGATGACACGTTTAATCCTCCAGAAAATGATAGTTTTGAAAAAGTATCAAGATCTATAGAGGTATTATACAGTGGTGCTAAGGTTTTAGGTACTGACACTATGTTAAAATGGGAACTAGCTAAGAATATGTCTAGACCTATGGCTGATACTACTAAGGTTAGAATGAACTATAATATCTGTGCACCTAGAATATATAAAGGTCGTATAGAATCTTTAGTTAGCAAATGTATAGGTTTTGCTGATATGATTCAATTAACGCATTTAAAGCTACAACAAGTTATGTCTAGAATAGTACCTGATGGTGTTTATTTAGACATGGATGGTTTAGCTGAAGTTGACTTAGGTAATGGTACAAACTACAATCCTGCGGAAGCACTTAATATGTACTTCCAAACAGGTTCTATTGTAGGTAGATCACTTACACAAGATGGTGATATGAACTCCGGTAAAGTACCTATTCAAGAACTTAACAGTTCAAGTGGTCAAGGTAAGATACAAAGTTTAATACAAACTTACCAGTATTACTTACAAATGATACGTGACGTAACCGGACTTAACGAAGCTAGAGATGGTAGTACTCCAGACAAGCAAACTTTAGTTGGCTTGCAAAAAATTGCAGCTAATGCTTCTAATGTAGCAACTAGACATATAAAACAAGCTAGTTTGTATCTTACGTTAATGACATCTGAAAATATAGCTTTAAAAATAGCTGATGCATTAGAGTTCCCTTTGACAGCAGCATCGTTAAAAAACTCTATATCTAATTACAATGTAAATACATTGATGGAGGTTTCTAATTTAAACCTACATGACTTTGGTATTTTTCTAGAATTAGAACCAGACGAAGAAGAGCAACAACAATTAGAGCAAAATATACAAGTTGCTTTACAAGGTGGTGGTATAGACTTAGAAGACGCTATAGACTTAAGACAAATTAAAAATCTTAAGTTAGCAAATCAAATGCTTAAAGTTAAGCGTAAGTCTAAAGCTAAACAAGATCAAGACAACCAACAAGCTAATATTAGAGCTCAAGCAGAATCTCAAGCTGATGCTGCTGAGAAAATAGCAATGACTGAGGTTCAAAAGCAAGAAGCTATATCTGGATCTAAGGTTCAGTTTGAACAAGCTACAAATCAAATGGAAATACAACGCATGGAGTTAGCGTCTCAATTAAAACAACAAGAGATGCAGATGCAACATCAATTTGATATGCAATTAAAGCAAGCAGACTTAGAAGCTATGAAAACTAAAGAAGCTGCTATAGAAGACCGAAAAGACAAGCGTATAAAAATGGAAGGTACGCAACAAAGTAAGATGATTACACAAAGGCAAAACGAAATGTTGCCTATAGATTTTGAAGCACAAGGTGAAGAACAACCTATGGCTTAAACTATTTATTATTTAATTTTATTATATTATGGAAACAAAAACAAATGAACCTGTTAAACAGGAAGGTGAATTTAAATTAAAAAAGAAAGCACCAAAAAAATTTACAAAAACAAGTGATGAGCCTGTTAAAGTAAACATTAAAGAACCTTTGGTTGAATTAGAACCAGAAGTTAAAAAAGTAATAATACCTAAACAAAAAGAAGATGCCATTCAAATCGGAGAAACAGAGAAGGTATTTGTGGAAGAACCATCCGGAGATAGCGCAGAGGTGGGAGAACCTGTACAAAAGTCCGACGAGACTGTTGAAGGGTTTTCTCCGATCAAAGAAGTAACAGAGCAGCAAGTACAAGAAGTAAAAGAAGCAATAAGAGATGAGAAGGTTTTAGGTAAGCAATTACCAGAAAACATTGAAAAGCTTGTTTCTTTTATGGAAGAAACTGGTGGGACTATAGAAGATTATACTAGACTTAACGCTGATTATACTAACGTTGATGAAAACACTTTATTAAAAGAGTATTACAAAAAGACAAAACCTCATTTAGATGATGAGGAAATAGGTTTTATCATGGAAGATAACTTTGACTATGACACAGACCTTGACGAAGAACGAGATGTCCGTAAAAAGAAACTCGCTAAAAAAGAAGAGATTGCAAAAGCCAAAAACTTTTTAGAAGAAACTAAGAGAAAATACTACGACGAAATCAAGTTGAAATCGAACGTAACTCAGGATCAGCAAAAAGCTATGGACTTTTTTAATCGATATAACAAGCAGCAAGAAGTAGCTGAGCAACAACACGCAAAATTTAAAGAAAATACTAAAGCACATTTTAACGATAATTTCGAAGGTTTCGATATTAAAGTCGGTGAAAAAAGTTATAAGTATAATATTCAAAATCGCGATAAAGTTGCAGAAAACCAATCAAACATTAATAATCTAGTTGGGAAGTTCCTAGACAAAGAAGGTAATGTCACAGACACGAAAGGTTATCATAAAGCTATGTACGCCGCTGAAAACGTAGATAAAATCGCAGCTCATTTTTATGAGCAAGGTAAAGTAGATGCTGTAAAGCAAGTTGTAAATAAATCAAAAAACTTAAGTGACTCTCAAGCGAGATCAACTCAAGGTGATGTGTTTGTCAATGGCATGAAAGTGAAAGCTATATCAGGCGCGGATTCTGCAAAATTAAAAATTAAAACAAAAAGGTTTAACTAAAAAAAATTAACAAATTATGAGTTTATCTCCACAATTTGGTAGTATTGTACCTTCGCAAGCTCAACAAGCTTTAGCTTCAAATTACTTAGTATTTGATGGCGCTGCTGGCGGGAACTTCGCACAACAATATTTACCAGAAATTTACGAACAAGAAGTAGAGCGTTATGGAAACAGAACGTTATCTGGATTCTTAAGAATGGTTGGCGCTGAAATGCCAATGACAAGTGATCAAGTAATATGGTCAGAGCAAAATAGATTACATGTAGCATACAATGGAATTACTGCAACTGCTGCAGGAGCTGTAGGTGTAAACCCAACAACTCTTACACTAACAGATGGTTCAACTAACGTTATGAGTGTAAACGATACTATAGTAGTTTTAGATCCAACATCTGGATTAGAAGCTAAATGTATTGTTCTTGCAACTAACGGTGCTGTAAATGGAAACGTAGTAGTACAGTGTTTCACACCTGTAACTACACTTATTGCTCAAGGATTTTCTGCTGCTGCAGGAGCTTTGAAAATATTTGTATACGGTTCTGCTTATACTAAAGGAACAACTTTAGGCGCTGGAGCTGCTGGAACTAATTCAGCTGCAAGACAATCTATCACTCCTTCTTTCACGCAGTTTTCTAACTCTCCACTTATTTTAAGAGACCAGTTCCAAATCAATGGATCTGATATGGCTCAAATTGGATGGGTAGAAGTTGCAACTGAAGACGGTGCTTCTGGTTTCTTATGGTACTTAAAAGCTGAGTCTGAAACAAGATTACGTTTTGAAGATTACCTAGAAATGAGTATGGTAGAAAGTGAATTAAACGCTAGTGCTGCTGCTGGAGCTTACGGAAACGGAGCTTTACCAGGATCTGAAGGTTTATTTGCTGCTATTAGAAACAGAGGAAATGTTGAAGTAGGATTTACTGCTGCTGCTGGACTTGATGATTTTGATGCAATACTTAAAAACTTAGATACTCAAGGAGCTATTGAAGAGAATATGTTGTTTTTACAAAGACAAACTTCTCTTGATTTTGATGATATGCTAGCTAGCATTTCTGGCGGATTCGCTGGAGGAACTGCTTTTGGTTTATTTGAAAATTCAGAAGAAATGGCTTTAAATCTTGGATTCTCAGGATTTAGAAGAGGATCTTATGATTTCTATAAAACTGATTGGAAATACTTAAACGACGCTTCTACTCGTGGCGCTATCGTTGGTGTTAATTCAATTGAGGGTGTATTAGTACCTGCTGGAACTTCTACTGTTTATGACCAAATTTTAGGTACAAACATTAGACGACCATTCTTACACGTGCGTTACAGAGCATCTCAAGGAGATGACAGACGCATGAAGTCTTGGTTAACTGGTTCTGCTGGTGGTGCTTTCACTTCAGATTTAGATGCGATGCAAATCAATTTCTTATCTGAAAGATGTTTAGTAACTCAAGCTGCTAATAACTTCGTTTTATTCCAAGGATTATAATAATCCAACAAATGTAATTCTTACCCTCGTTATATCAACGGGGGTAATTATTACTTTTATAACTATTTAATTTTATTATATTATGGCTAAACAAGCTAAAGCAGAAGCTGTTGAGGTTGCACCTCAAGAGGTAGCGGTAAAAACTGCACCAAAAAAACCAGCTAAACCTAGTTGGGAAATAAGAGATAGAGTTTATTATCTTAGAAATAATAAAACTCCATTAACATTAACTATACCTGGAAAGCATACAAGAAAACATGCTTTACTATATTTTGACAAAGACTTAGGTAAACAAAGAGAGCTAAAATATGCAACAAACCAAGACTCTGTTTTTGTAGACGAACAAAAAGGAGAGTGCACAATGGGTCATATTATATTTAGCGACGGAAGTTTAAAAGTTCCAAAAGAAAAACAAAATTTACAAAAACTTCTTTCTTTATATCACCCACTTAATGGTAGGATATATGAAGAGTTTAGTGCTGTAGATGAAGCAGAAGATGATCTTGATATTATACACTTAGAAATAGACGCTATGAATGCTGCAAGAACAATTGATATTGATCAAGCAGAAGCAATACTAAGAGTTGAAAAAGGATCAGCTGTGAACACAATGAGTTCTAAAGAATTAAAAAGAGACTTGTTGTTGTTTGCTAAAAATAATCCTGCAACTTTTATAGCTTTAGCAAAAGATGATAATGTTCAATTAAGAAACTTTGCTATTAAAGCTCAAGAAGCTGGTATTATAATTTTATCTCAAGATCAAAGAACATTTACTTGGGGATCAAATAATAGAAAATTAATGAACGTACCTTTTGATGAAAACCCTTACTCAGCGTTTGCGGCTTTCTTAAAAACAGACGAAGGTGTGGAAATCTATAAATCTATAGATAAAAAACTATAAAAACAAGTGATACTAATAACAGGCGGTTTCGGCCGCCTTTTTAGTATATTAAAATAAAACAAATGGTAAATATAAATACAGTATATACAACAGTCTTGTACATATTAAACAAAGAGCAAAGAGGTTATGTAACTCCAGCGGAGTTTAATAGCTTAGCTACTTTAGTACAAGAAGAAATATTTGATTCATATTTTCCTGACGGAAATCAATTGAACCGTCAAAACCAAAACAACACTCAAAACGATACAGAGTTTTTTAACATGTTTAAAGACACTGCTTACAAGATATATCCTTTTGAGAAAATTGCTCCTTTTGCTTATGATAATACTGCTGGGGTTTTAGGTTGGCAACTTGCTATAGACGGAACAATATACAAGCTTGGAGAAATAATATCTACTTACAACACTACAAATCCTCAATACGATTCAATTACTCAGTTAGCTAGTAACAGCGATTATAATAAAATAATAAGATCAAAGCTTACAGCTCCTACAGTTCAAAACCCTATATGTACAACTTCTTCAGGGCCAAATAGTACATTGCTTATAAAAGTTAGTCCACAGCCAAATAGTTTAAATATAAATTGTTTATTTAAACCAGTAGCTCCAAACTGGAGTTTTACCGTTGGAACACTAGGTCAGTATCTTTACGACTCTACTAATTCTATTAACTTTGAATTAGATACATCTGAGCAAACTAACTTAATAATACAGATATTAAAATACTGTGGAATAATAATAAACGATCCACAAATAATACAAACCGCATCTATTGAAGCTCAAGAAGCATCGGCTAATCAAAAATCTTAAAAAATGGCGTTAATAACAGAAACTAATCAACAATATTATCAAGGCGCACAAGGCTTTAGAGGTACTGGTAATGCTCTTACTATTACAACAACTTTTGATACTGATTTAGTTTTTGGAAGTGTTGATGCGTGGAATCCTAACAATCAATACTACGCTTTAAATAATTTTAAAATATATACTAGTACTACAGGTATACCAGGTAGCTGGAGTGAATATCTTTTAGCTTATACTGTTATCAACAATAAGATAACTTTTACTGCAAATCCAGCTAACAACTTGTTTATAGTTGTTCAACTCAAAGTGTTAGATGGTGGTCAATATGGTAACACACCTGCTGAGGAAGCTATTGGTGATGCGGTTGAAGAAAACTACGGAACATATCAGTATGTAAAGTTATCTGATATAATAGATAACTACATGGTTGGTTACGTAGGTGATGGTAAAATTATACAAACAGCTAAAAAATCTGATATATTATTTTTTGCTAAAAGATCTTTACAAGAGTTTAGCTATGATACTTTAAAAAGTATTAAGTCACAAGAATTAACAATACCACCAAGTTTGTCTTTAGTTATACCTCAAGATTATGTTAACTATGTAAGTATATCATGGATAGATAACCACGGTGTTAAAAGACCTTTATATCCTAACAACAACTTAACTACAAACCCTTATTCTAAATTACTACAAGACGAAAAAGGTATACCTACTCAAGATAACTTTGGACAAAGCCTTGAAGGAACATCTTTAACTGTAGAAAGATGGAAAGAAACTAATGAAAATAGATTATTAAACGGAGAAGCTTTAGATCAATTTGACAACCTAGCATACGGTATGTACGGTAATGATTTTGGTTCTGGACCTTGGGATTGGGGTAGACTATATGGTTTAGATCCTCAATACTCTCAAAGCAATGGCTGGTTTGGTATAAATGAAAGAGATGGTTTGTTTACTTTCTCAAGCAATTTAGTAGATAGATTAATAGTGATAGAATACATCTCAGACGGTCTTGCTTATGATTTAGATACTAGAGTACCTAAGATGGCAGAAGAAGCAATGTATTTAAGCATATCATATAATCTACTAGCCAACAGAGCAAACACATCTGAAGGTATAATAGCAAGATTTAAGAAAGACAAAAGAGCAGCTTTAAGAAACGCTAAGATAAGACTATCTAACATAAAGTTAACTGAAATAGTTCAGGTTATGAGAGGTAAATCTAAATGGTTAAAACACTAAAATTTAATGGCAAACGTTCAAAACTCTTTTATAAAGAGCAAATTAAATAAAGACCTTGACGCTAGGTTATTACCTAATGGCGAATACAGAGATGCTAAAAACGTTCAAGTTAGTAGGTCTGAAGGCGCTAATGTTGGTTCTTTAGAAA